ACTCTGCTGCCATTTACTCGACCCAATAAATTACTTCTATATTACCGCCTTCTGGGTTTCATGGCTTGTTTTTTTTGCACTTGTTCTTTATATTTTTCTTCTTCCTCATGTTTTAACTCAAAAAAACCTGCCCATGCTTTTAGTTCTTCTTTAGTTAAATTTTCTGTAAGTTGTTTTATTGTCATTCCTAACTCTTTAGCTAAGAAAAACATAAAGTACCAATCTTTATTAGCTTTTTAAAGCTGCTTTCGCTTCCTCCACTTTCAGTTCATCACCAGATGTCATCATCGCAACTTGTATTTCTTGCAAAATAGTTGAGTTTACTTCTCTTCTTAATGATGCCTTATGACCATCTTGAAATAATCTTTTGCCATCTTCATCTAATGCTTTTTCAATCATAAGATTCAAAGCAAACTCATTGCCGTCATCACCTTTTGATTTTGCAAGGATTGATTCTCTTTCTGCAATAGTTAATGGATGCCAATATATTTCTAATACTATTTCTTCTCCATCTTTTACTTCATATCTATATTTTTGGCTTACACCAAATTTGTTTCTGAGGAGTTCAATCGCTTCCATAGTATTTTAATATAATATTTATATTATACTTATATTAGGCATTTGCTGTAAATTGACAAGAAATAATTCCAATAAAATGACTTCTATCCTCTATCTGTAACATAGTTGGACCATTTACATCTGCAACTCTTGGAGTACAACTAAAAGTATCAGTATAATCAGAAGCATTAACAGAGGTAAGTCCATCAATAACAGATTCACTTATAGCAGATACAACTGAAGTTCCTTTATTTTTAGGTACATAGATATTACATTGAATAACACCAGCATAGTAATCAGAGGCAGCACCTTGATTTTGTATTGTCGATTGATTAAAACTTAAATTCATGGTTATATATTTTTTAGTTTTTCCAGGAGTTGTGAATGGAACATTATCATTAAGAACAGAAACAGTATTATCTGCTGCGACTACCGCATCTGTAACTGCTTTTTCAAAAGCTGCTCTGGCATTAACTAAAGTCATAATTACGAAGGTTCAATATAACGCTGAGTAGATCCAGCTTTGATTTTACCAAAACCACTACCAGGTCTAGCTCCCACATATATCTTACCTTTCTCTCTCATATTATCTTTAATAATCTTGCCAGCTTCACCTTGAACCCATTGTGAAATTACAGGATTTTCAGAAGCGTAACCAGCATACTCAGCAGTATTACCAATATAAATATCTTTATCTCTAAATTTGTAATCAGTACCAACAGGAAAACGAGGATCTATTACTGGATTTTCAGGTCTTGAACCTGCTGGTTTCCAACCCTCACCACCTTTTGGTAAATCATGTTCTCTTTTTATTGAGGCCCATGGTTCGTGGTCTTCTCTGCGATCAGTTTGACCAATAGGATTTCTTCTTACTTTCCAACTAGATGCTAAAAAACCAGTATAAACAGGACTAGCTTCAGCAGTACTTAAATTTGCATGAAGTTCTCTAATAGTTTGTGCAAAATCAGCATCTAACTGTGCCATTTGATTATTCATTACATTATCAGCACTAAACTCCTGTTCTCTTGCCATTAGAACCTCACCAAAATAGTAAATAAATAAGTCTGCCCACCTTGTTTTGTATCAATATCAGTTATTTGTGCAACTCTTGTAGATCCAGCATAAGTTAATGTAATCTCATCATCTAAATCAGGTTGATTATCTCCAATAAGATCAGGTGTTATATAAATCTTCGCCTGTCTAATTTCTCTACTGTCATCTTCAGTTGATCTAATATATTCAATAGGTGCATCAAAACTATAAGTAGTATCAGTTGTAGAATATGCTCCTGTACTTGTGTTATAAGTCCCCGATGCTTTTTTTGTATAAGTAATAGTTGAGTCAAAAGAAGAACCTAAGTCTGCTACAACTTGCTTGGCAACATTTTTAAATAATGAATCTAGTTGACCTGCCATTATCCCCTAACCACTCTAAGTTGAAAACTACCTGCTCCACCAAGAACATAAGCCCCTAAATAACTTTGTAACCACGGATATACGTCAAATACATTATTAACAACACCCGTACCCTGACTCTTTGTATTGTATTTAACCTGTATATCTCCTAGTTTTACTTCTTCAAAATTACCATCAGTTCCACTACTACCAATAATTGCATCAGTATCATTTGCCAAAGCAAAAGCTAATTCATATTGTGCATATTTAATATTTTGTGGAATTAAAGTACAAGCTAATTCAACACCATCAACCTGATAATTGGTTCGTGGGAACTTAAGAGCTTGATCATCATCACATCTATCTCCATAATAAACCAAAGTATCAATCCATCTTGTGGCTGCTATTAATGCTCGATTCTTTTTATCATCAGTCTTATTGTCCCATTGAGTAGAACTAGGAACAGTTTCAAAGTATGAGTTTGCTTCAGCTAATGTGACATAGCTATTAGCATTTGCTCCTTTTATTGTTGCGTCTATAGTAGCTGCCACGATTGTTTAGTAATTTATCTGTATTGTAGCGTAAAGAAAAAACCCCACCAATATTTGATGAGGTTTTTAATGACCACAGCCTTAAGCCGTACTCTAATACTAACTATTAAAGAGTTGTATTATCAAGTGGTGTGTTAACTGTTAACTGAACAATAGGAATTAAGTCAGCATCATATGTTAATGCCCACTTAGCTTGTGCTCCTAAAGCAGAGTTTGTTGGGTTGTCAGCAGCATCATTCCACTTAGTACCCATGATGTGATAAGTACTGTGATAATCAACTGAGATAACATCCTGCTTAGAAAG